GGACTGCAATGAACGCACTAGGAATACAGTTCAGAAACATACGGACAGCTGAGCATAGCACAATACATTAACGTGATAAAAGATAACACGTAAATGAAAAGGCATCACCCACCCATCAACACGGAAAAGAACCATAAACCATTTATACGTACGAAATGAATAACAAAAACCTTAGTATTTATTTATTTTTCTTATTCAAAGAAGATTTGGCATTAACTTGAGATTGTGATTTATTCTGTTTTGACTTCTTCGACTTCTTTTGTTTTAACAACTTCTTACCACCACCTACCAAAGTTTTGGCAACAGGAACACCTCCAAAAAATGTCTGGTCTATCAGGCCAGGTATTTGTGTGGCGATTTTGCCAATAGCACCCTTCACCATTCTCCACCAATCCCCTGCAGCATTAAATGCCACAGGGACACCAGCGGGGAAAGCATTTTTCACACGGTAATAAGTGCTAAGGGCTAGATCATCATATGGGGCTGCTCGAGTCGCCGCAGATATGGTCAATGAAGTGGTAATAGGAGAAACTTCAAGATAACGAACAACGTTGATACGCAAAGTACTTTTACCTGGAAGGTTAGTAAAATACGCACCAGCAATGTCCATTGACGTTGGAGCAAAAGTCATATTCTCATTAGGATTCGGCAAATAGTAAAGAGAAGCAGGACTAATATTATCAGCGTCACCAACGAACACCCGACGACCGAACTGGGGAGCAACAATGTCATTGCCATCGACACCAAAAGTGCCAACAACATAGGCACCGTCCTTAGCTTCCCAAGTACGGCTATTAGGAATACGATTGGCAGCGCCAATAAGAGCAGGAGGTTGATAAGACTCAATAACCATCTCCTTGCCCACTGAAACAGTATTTTCATCAACCACAAGGTGAGTTTCACGAGTCACGCCACTAGGCATACGATAACAACAAACCGAGCCGCCACGATCCAACGGAGTTGAAGTGTTATGCACTTCAAAAGCAATAGCAACAACGCGAGCAGCACCCTCTTCCAAGCCTGCATTACTAGTAGGCAAAGCCTGCAAGTTAATAGGGCCCGGGAAAAGGTGTGTACCATTGTTCCAAGTTGGCAAAGTTGCATCAACGGTATGTATAATCACATTACCAAGAGCGAGTGGTGGGTCCTGGGCATTGGTCACTTGAACGCGACCAACAACATTGACATCAGCATAATACCCATCATCAGCGTAATACATCATCTCAGGGACAATTGAAAAATGAGCGTCCCAAGGTCCAGCGCCAGGGGCAGCTAGATCAAGACTCTCTTTTTGGACAAGGATATAAGAATGGCTAACCCTACCATCGGGATAGCCAGCGGTGGTCACCTCCAAATCATGAAACGGATCAGACGCCAGAGTTATCCACGAACGACCTTCTGGTGTCATATTGGTTTTATCAATAATGCCAGAGTTTCCTTTCTTTTCTTCCATGAAAAACATTAATTTTAAATCTGGCTACACGATCCACCAGATTTAGGTTTTCGTGCATTAAGGAACCAGGTTTTTATTATCCATGAAGAATAGAAAATAGGACAGTTTCCCGCCAAAAACTATTCCCAGTATTTTATTGATTTATTAACAGGACATGTTGTATGAATTGTGAGCATTTCCTTCCATGGTTTTTGTATCAAGGTTTGATAAGCTTGATAAGATGGATCATCAGAATATAGCTTAGAATAGGTAGACAATAATATCCTACCCAAGGACTGAATGTGTAAATATGCCGCCGGATCGGCAGCATATAACATCATATGAGACGCAATTGATCCAAGCTGATCCAAAGGATTCAAATTAGAATGTTTTGTTATACTGTCAGGATATTTCTTATGCATTGGCAAATAGCACATCACGGTCTCTCCTTCCCACTGAACAGGAGCAAAATATCCACTAAGATAATGGATTTTGTCATGAGAGACAACATCCAAAGTCTCCGGTTTCAATTTCATTCCCAGCTTTGTAATAAAGTTGTCAAGAGCTGGAGTTCCATAAGGTTCAACATTCCCATAGCATTCAAAAAATTCTTTCGGTTTAAAAACAGTAAGCTCATCATCACCATAGACACGAAAATCATACCACTTTGAGATTTGGTCGAAGGTAGGTACAATGTTATGTTCAGTCAAATGATAGTAAATCGAGGCATAAACGACAATGCAATGAATCAGGCTGTTGTCGTCAGCAGTTAGAGGACTCCCGCTAACTTGAGAATTCCGTTTAACATATACTTCGCCGCGCGGGCCAACAATGTAAGCATTAACAATTTCCTCATAGATAGCATTAGCAAGTTTAGTCTGTTTAGCATCGGCACGCAACCATGCCAATCTAACCCTCTTTACAAGGTCAAAAAGGCGTGCATGACAACGCGCATCCCATTCTTTATAATCGCGACTATTAACAATATGATCAATCATGATTTTCAGGTTAGTAATCGTGTTATGCCATCCACGATAGAGTATGCTAGTGCCAACGGAAACAGGCCTGTTATAACACATAGAGTGTATACGCTCATTCTGTTCCCAGAACAATGAACAGGCCGCAAGTACGAGAATGATTTCACTACTAACAACATTGCGGGTCTTCTTTTGACGAACTTTCTCATTCTCACGAAGCTCATCTTTCGAAAAGCCAGTGAAAATGGTTCGAGGGTATTCTGCATCAGCAAAAATATCAAAAAGGCCACGCAACCAGTCATCAGCAACCGGGTCATCGAACATTGCGCCACGACAAGGGAAAATTGCACGCCAAGGGATAGCACAGGAGCTAACCCTATTAGCACGCGCTTTACACTCATCATAGCCCAACACCCTAGAACCAGCACATACATCGGCATAAAGTCTCAATAAACAATCAACACCAAAGGAAAGTGAATCTTCGACTTTGTCAGAAAGCAGGTTAAATTTAAATGCGTACTTAAAAAGAGCATCATAAGACGCATCTGAAGAAAGGTTAGATAAAGAATAATCTGATCGTACGTCTGAGAAGTACAATAGTGCAATACGATTGGTATCATAACTCGTTTTTTGATAAGTTACGAAATCAACCGCCCCAACTTGCCAAAATTCCGGAGTGCCATTTTGAGTCTCCACCACTTCACATTGTGAGTAGTGGATCGGCAAGTTTAATCGTTGGAGAGACAATGGCACCCCCGAGCCCATTACAAAAAATGGGCGCTATCTTGAATTGTTGAAATTGGGATGGCAATATTGACCTTCCTTTGCCCATCCCCAATTTTAAGATTTCCAACATGGATTGCAACAATCGTTCCACCAGCACCAAACAACGCGGTTCCACTCATTCCTACAGAAGTATTAAGATCATGAGTATAAAAAGTAGGACCATCACTTATTGCCTTAGCCACAACGTGGCCAGGAATGACGTTGGAACCCTCGAGAATAACACCAGTGAATGAATCACCAATATTGGGGGCCTTGAACGTGAAATCAGTAACCGATAGGAAACGCAACTTTTCAGGGGTAGAACAAGTGAAATCAACAATTAGTAGTGAGTCTACATCATCAGGTGCAATAGTAAAATGGATCTGCTTGCCCAGCTTCTTCCCTTTCAAGAGGAAACGAACAGGCACACCATCAATTTTTCCATCAACATCACCACTAACTTTATCAAACACATGTGCAACGGTAAGGAACACGAATGCCCCTTTCGTTTTAACAGCACATCCACGACCCTCATAATCGCAGCCATTGGCAGTAAAAGATACCACCGACGGCTTCTTCTCAATCGGAACCGACTTAACATCAGTTATCTTAGCCTCCTCTCCAAGTTTCTTTTCATCATCACCAACCACAGGAGTAACAGTAGTCATGTTCCCTGATGCAGCAAAAGGTACTTCAGCAATTACTTTCGAATAAAGATTTTTCATCTTGTTTTTCTTCTGATTCTTCTTCTTCTTAGGAGACACTTTCGCATCAGACTTAGAAGCTGTTGATTCAAATGAGACAAGCTTATTCTGGTAATTTTTGAAAAATTTCGTCTCACTAAGATTAAAAGCAGGACCCTTCGTCTCCATCACACGCATAGGCTCGTGCAGCTGTTGAACAGCTTTAGGCCATTCGGCCGAGGGGATATCAGTAGAATCCAAGTTAATAAACATAGTGCGAGCATCAATTCCTTCCTCTGCAGCATCAGAAAGCAAGTTCTTCCAAACATCACCTTTGACTCTGTATAATTTCTTATCATCACCTTGAACTATGAAAGACAAGTCTTTATTGAATAGTTCAGATGCACTGCTATCAATAATATTCTTC